CGCAGCCTGTACATCTTTCTCTACTCCACCCACTTGGTCTGCTGCCTGCTTTAGTGCCGCTTTCGCTCCGTCTACATCTCCTTGGCTGAGAGAGAATTGCACTATTGATTTCGTGCGCTGATTCAATGCAGCGTTTGGGCCGGTTGGCGGCGCGATAGCGTCCACTTGCGCCATGATCTGCTGGGGATTCTGCTGAAACGCCTTAATGACGTTGGCCTTATTGTTTTCCAGCCAAGTTTGGGCGGTATCGAGTCCGGCTTTCGCATTCGCCTGAGCCGTTTCCGCCGCTGTCTTCTGCTGGGCCGCTGCTCCCACCGATCCTAGAGCTATTTGTCGCACTTGATCAATCTTTGTTCTTAATTGGGCAGGGTCGGAAATAGACTGTATATTCTGCTGAAGCTGCGTAGCCGACGCCGGATCGACTAATCGGTTCTGCACCATATCATTAACGGTAGCCAGTGCCTTACCGGGCAACTGATCGTCGGGTACAACCTTCGGGTCTGTAAGAGTGCCAAGCTTATCCGCAAATGCCTGCTGGTGCTCTTTGTAATCTTTTAATTGCGCCTCACTTAGACTTTCAGTTGCCGTCTTTACCGCAAGGCCGTGCTGCTGAAATGCCATCGCAGCAGAAGCCGAGCCATTGTTGGCAAGAATGGCCTTAGGAACATCGTCGAAGTAAGTTGGGGATTTCGGGTCAACCTGATTCATTGCCGCTGTCGTAGCTTGCTCATCACTAATCTTTTGCTGATTCAACTGCATCTGCTGAGCCCGGGCCTGCTGCTCCTGCTGCTGCGATTGAATCTGAGCTACACGCGCAAACTCAGCAAGCGGGTCAGGAGGAGCCGCAGGGGGCTTGATATCTAGGGCCGGTAAATTCCCACCCAAATTGCCCATAAATTAGCCCGAGACTCCTGTTTCGGGGCCTTGCCCAGGCCCCCACTCACCCGGATAAGAACTCTGATTCTGTTGCTGCTGACCTAGCAGCGCATAGAGCGGCAACTGACTCAATCCTGAAGTTGCAGCGCTCACGCCACCAGTAATCGCATTTGCCGCACCTACGGTTCCTGATGCCTGCGCCGTCGATTCCCCCACCGCTTCATTACCAAGAGCCGCCGCCGCCGCTTGCCCTTGCTGTCCCGAATTTGCTGCTGCACTCGCCCCGGTGTTCGTAAGCGCTTGAAGCCGATTAACCTGATTCGTCGTATCCTGATTCCACACGCCATAGTTGGTCATGTAGGTGTTCAGGGCTTGGTTGTAGAGATTGTTGTAGCCGGTCTGAGCTAATCCCTGGCCATAATTCTCGAGGGCCGTGCCCGTAGTACCTGATTCCAGATTTCCCGTCGCGGCAGCATTTTCATCAATCGCCTGCGTCCCCTGCTGAAGCTGGAACTGATATCCAGGCATTTGCTCGGCCTGCTGAAGCGTTGGAGTCTGAAACGCGCCTCCGGGATATTGCGAGAACGATGGATTATCGACGAGGTTCGAAAGATTGTTTTCGGCAGTTTGGCCACCTGTAATAAAAGGCGCTTCATTCGCTTGCTGTTGATTCCATTCTTGCTCCTGAATCTGCTGGGCAGTCTGTTCCCCTTTAGCCTGAGTCGCGGCAGCAGATTTAGAAGCGCTTGCTCCAATCGCTGCAGACGTTATGCCCCCAGCTGCCGCCGCTCCCGCCGCAATCGCTATCGCTGTTGTTGTTGCAACACTCATGCAGGATTCTCAATGTCGTAAAAACAAATCCAGATCAAACGCCCATCGTAAGAATTTTTGCCAAACGCCTCAAAGGGATAACGGCTATGAAACAGGCATGTGGGGTAGGTAATAAACTTGTTCCACTTCATTGGAGAGAATCCATACTGCTCCCAGGCGCTAAGAACTTTCCACTCGTCATCCATGTGACTATAAAACTCGGCGTCGTCCACACCGTGTTCCCTTAAAGATTTCCGACTGGGTAAGCGATCGATTCCGAGAGTGCGGTGTTTCCAGAATGCCGTCCCACCAGAACACTGTTCAGGCAGGTTGAGATATAGAACACTGGCATACTTCGCGCAGATATCATCACTATGAACCCAAGAATGGGGTAATTCTCCCGCCAGATTAAGCCTGAAACAGGACAACGTTGGGAAGATTTTAAATCCGATCACTCGCGCTATATAGTCAAACCAGTGAGGCACTTGATGCTTTGATATCCCGGTATAGAGTGCACCATCGGGACCTCGTTCCGTCGAGAATCCCCCATGAATTACCGACTCACGCACAGTTTCGGCGTCGGGAGCAAAATCTAGTTTTTCGATTACTTCGTTCACAGCGCCAACTGGTAAGTCATTTCCACGAACTCAAAACCGCAATGCTCATACACTCTCGCTACTTGTTCCGTAGGGGCAATCATCTGGAGATATTTAGCACCTGATTGCTTCGCCGCTTTCCTAGCTTCCGAGAGCAAGCGCAATCCGACTCCACGATATTCCGGTTCCTGCCACCAAAAGACTTCGCCCGCAAACTTTTCCCCTGAAATGAAATGGTCGTGAAGGATATATCCCAACATTCCGACAATCTTCTCTTCTCTCTCGCATACAAGAATCGCGCCATTCGCTAGCAACTGCTTACCTAATTCCTCCATGCGTTTTGGGTTGTCGCCAAGAAACCTGCTGTAAGAAGTCTCTGCGCGAAATCGCCTCCCCATTTCAACCATACGTGGGATATCTTCGCTAGTAGCAAATCGGATCATCCTACAACCCACCAATCCGTTGCATCGGACTTGAACCTGACTCGAGAGGCCGCGCCTCCATTGCTCGTTAATATCTGATCTCCATCGGGAGAGCCTGTAATCTTTACCGTATTCACGTCGGGCGAAGTTTTCCGATAAGTGAGTTCTCGATTTTGGTTGGTCTGCCCCGTTGAGGAAGCTAGGCCCGCAGGCGGTAATGCGATTACTTCATCGCCATCGGTCGTATCAACGGTAATCAAGGGAGCCGCCTGCTGGGTTTCCAGTTCCCAATACCTCATCGGAGGGTCAATAGCTGCGTTTCTTATAGGAGGTTCCCGGCGCGTTGTCTGAGTTATCGTAGACAACTCCTGTGAACCGAATCTGTAATATTGGAGCCATCGGATAGGTTTAAACTATTAATCGCTTCGGGTAGACGATTCCATTTGCCATCAGCGGTCTTCGCGCACCAGTTGAACTCGCCGCAGACTTCCGTACGGTGAACTGATACGCGCTGCATCCATGTCCCCATTTCGCCGTTGTCAGCTCGACGGCATTCACCTTCGAGTGTCGCTATAAAGGTCGGAGTCAAGCCTTCCTTGTCGGAGTTCTTCATGTAAGGATAGTCAGCTTGGCTCGATACCCAAGTATCCCAATCGATCCCTCCATGAAGCTGCAACGTGAACTTACACCAGCGTATAGCCTCGTGTCGCGTGGCAAACACACATTGATTGGTAATGTAGGGAACAGCCGAGCCCTGCAGCGTCTGATAGTACCAGTCCGCGATCCATATAATTGGCCTTCCCCACTCTGAAATTTCCAGTTCTACTTTAGACTTGTGCCCCATCAATTCACCGCCATAGAGCCTTACAGAGATACCGAAGCGATGTTAATCGCCACTGGATCCGTCCAAGATAATTCCCAAAGCCTCTTCCGCCCTCGCCCCAGCATCCGCTTAATCACTCGCTTATCCGTTTCTCCGGGAAAGCCGAGGCTCAAGTAGTAAGTATTTGACCAAGTTTTGCCTGCATCGTTTGACCAGCGCAGCATGATTTGAGGCGGACGTGGCTGACCGTCTCCATCGAATAGCGGTACGTCGGGCGCCAGCCCGGTATCCATCACTGCTTCGAACTGATCAAAGTAAATCCACTTGTTGTCGGTAATCAAATTCGGGCTGCGGCGGAATCCTCGAATCGGCTTTCCGGCTTCGGTATGGACTGCATTCGTTAATGAATAAATCGTCCCCGAAAACGGATCGCCAACTAAATGCAGACCGAAGTTGAACGTATGAGACATCGCGCGGTCGGCAATATAAGTTCCAGTCTGAGTAACGAAGGAGCCGCGCTCATGCCAGAGGCTTGTCGCAACATCGTAGGCCCATGTCTTATTTGCTGTCGGAAAGTAAATCACCCAGAAGGAGTGCCCATCGAGTTGATACGTCCAGCCTATAGCATCGGAAGTTGTTGCATACTTTTGCCAGAAGGCTTCTACGGCATGAGTAGAGACTCGCTCCCCAACGTAGCCTCTTAAACGACGCGCTACCATGTTTCCGCGTTCATCCTGATCAAGCCAAAGAATCGCATTATCGAGTTGCACCGTAGCCCATGTAGCTCCTGAGCCGCTTTCAATGAATGCTCCCTGAATTGGGATGAAGACGGGGAAACCTGCCCCTGAGTTGTAGTAGCCAATCGCTTTCTTCGCGCCGAAGAACCATGGTTCGCGATGGTCACAGATCATGCTAACAATGTTGTCCGGGAAGTAGGAAACTGTTGCGATATTCAACCCTTGCCAGGTAGTAGCGTCTTCAAGGTTCGATTGCTGAAACGTAGCCGAGTCTTGAATCGTTGCGAGCACATATCCATCGGCAAATCCGATCTGGGCAATTGGCCCATTGAATTGAGCCATATCCACGGGAGTGAGAGTATTCGTTGCCAGCACGAATACGTAGAGATTCCCATTATTCAGAATGACAAGCTGGGTATTGTTCGCAGTCATTTGCGTCGGCATTTTAGGAACTGACCCTAAACTACCCCAATTCACCGCTCCCGCTCCTGTAAGCTCCCAGAGATTCGAACAGGCCGCAAACGTTCTCCCATTGATCGTAAACTCACCTGGGACGGCAATCTCGTCGTTAAGTACTGCGAATACTGCCTTCCCCGGTACACCTAACTGAGCAATCTGAGTTGATTCGGAAGGGATTTCAGCACGCTCGGGGAAACAGTTAAAACTTCTCTCTGAGTCTATGACGGAGCTGATGCTCTGGTAGCTGCCTCCACAAAATGCGAGTGGGATTTTCATGCTACCACTTTGCTGCCGCGTGGCCTTCTGGGACTTTCAATTGCAATTGAGTTAGCTTTCCGAGATGCGGCACGATGTACTTGTTCATAAACTCCACGCCGTCCATAGCCAAGTCGGCACGGGCAATCTTGATTACGACCCAACTCGCAGACCGCTCAGGTACTTTCTTCTCTTGCGGGTCATGGAGTCTAATTGTTAAGGTGAGGGTATCGGGCATTCTTCCTCGGATAACTGCTCGGCTTTCCTCTCATCCTGTGCCTTCGACCAACACTGCCTACACAGATCGTGCTGCCTAGCCTCACGGCCAGTCATATAACCTCGCCAGCCCCCTGCGGCGATCTGAGCGGGGCGCTTACCGCATTCGGAACAGAGTTGGCAGGACATAGCATTATTCGGCAGGACCGCCAGCACGTCCACCGGTTAACCAGTTCCAGTCACTGCGCTTTCTCCCACTCTTCGGCATCCCTGAATCTTGTAGGCTTATACGTGGCGATTGGGCGTTTGGGCCAATCATCGCCGCTCGAGCAATCGTCGCAGCAGCCGCTAGGGTAGGCGAGGGAGACTTATTCGAACCGGAAAGCAAAGACTCAGCCAGCGTTAGCTTTAGAGCCGTGCGATACGCTGGAGGTAGCGTTCCGGGGCCACCGGGGCCTCCTATCGGGTCCGTAATCGCATCGAGCTGCTGAACCGTATTCCAAACCTGAATCCTTGCCTGATCGCCTACGTTGATTACTGGCCAGAAATACAGCGAAGCATCCGGCCAAGTGTAATCCGGGTAAACGTCGGTAGGAACGTTCGTCTGAATCGATTTCACTTGATTCAGCGCCCACCAATCCTTGTCGCGGATATTGATTGGCAAATCTACTGGCGTTCCGCTATTCAGGATCAAGGCAGCGCTTTCCAACCTGACGGGCCGTTGCGCTACTGCCCAGTTAGCTACAGGGCTTGGCCCCATCAGGATGGGATTAACGCCTGACTCAAAGGTGAAGACGAGGAAGGCATAGGAATAAACCTTGTTCCGCATTGCCTGCCAAACGTCGAGAACTTCGTTGAGCTTCGAAAACGTCCATTGAAGTTCATCCGGCGGAATATTGCCGATTTCCCCTGGCGATACAACACCAATCTCGATCAAAGCACCAGCGCAAATATCTAGCGCTCGGTAAGTAAGCGCCGCTTCACCGATTGGAGGAGTGACGGGCACCTAGGAAGCCTTTTTCCCTTTGAGAGGAGAGCTAGGCGGATATCCCGTCGATACAACGACCTCGGCCGCCTCATCAACTTCCTCACTCGGAGCCCTGAGTCCGAATCCTTCTTTCAACTTCTGCTCCTGTTCTTCCTTCGACTGCACGATTACCGTCATAAACGGTACGACGGGCAAAAGTTCCGGCTTCTCGGGATGAAGCGAATTGTAGAGCGTGATCCTGCGATGCTCTTGCATCCAGATTGGGTCTTTCTTTGTCTGGTGATAAAGCATCTTGGGGTATTCATGCTCGCGGG